CAGGTGTTGCAGAGTGATTCTGGTAAAGAGCTTGTCAGACAATCAGAGCTGACCGCTGAACTGCAGCTGCTGAAAGATCAGCTCAACGTTACGTTGGAGCAGATGAGTGGCTACAACCTTCTGCTGAACAGTGTTGGTTGGAACGGCACGAACATGTGGGAAGCAGATGGCGGCATTGCAACTGTAGATGACAATGATGTCAACGATTACACGACTTCCGGCCGCGCGTTCCGTCTGGACGACGCTACGATGTCTCAGACGGTCAAGGTTCGCCAGGGCGCGGTATACACGATCTCTTGCCTGTACAAGACATACACCAGTGCATCAAGTCTTAAGGTCATCCAGGGCGGCGCGGAAACGGTCGTATTTGAGACGACTGCATCGTATGTGGATGATGAATGGCATGAGGCATCTCTCGTCATCCAGGCGGCCGGCACGGAGCTCACGGTAGCTATTTCATCATCAGCATCTTATCTGATGATCTCTGATCTCATCCTCAATGAGGGTTCGATCAAGAAGCAGTGGACGCCACACACAGATGAGATCTATACAGCAGGTGTCAAGATCGATAAGACCGGCATCGAGATCGAGCAGAGCGATACCGATACGATCACCAAGATCGACTCTACGGAATTCTCCGTCATCGACAAGAACAGCGGCGAAAAGGTTTTGCGCGTCAATCGCGACACCACGGAGCTAACAAAACTGCGGACTACCTCTGCAGAAATTGGTAAACTGATGATCACAAACTCCGATGATGGTTTTGTATTCGTATCAGTAATGGATTAGGGGGTGGAAAATTGGCAACAAGTACGATTAATACCAGTAGCAAATATGTTGATTTAATTGTTACCACTTCATGCGCGCTATCCGGAAACTACCCTAATATTAAGGCGGTTACATCATACAACTTCAAATTCAAATGTACTGAAGGGTACGCTTCATGCAACTACAACAACTACACTTTCTCATTCGATGGTCAGCAAAGCAAAAGTAGCGTTAATTTTTATTTGGATGAGGGAGAAATATCAGGTGCGTATGGTGCCGATAAAAAAGAGTATAACCTTGGTAATTCTCGAAAAATCACAAAGACCGTAAAAGCTGGATGTGATGGCTTGTGGGATGCATCAGATGATATATCATTCACATCGCCATCGGTTGAAGCTCCGACCAATTATGGACTGACTGTCAGTGATATCACAGAGAAATCTGTCAAGATTACTCATACTCTTACGAATAAGCGTGCGTACTGGCGCGTGAGGTTGAAGGATACCATCTCCAAGAAAACATGGAATCTGAACAGCAATACGGGCAATGGAAGCACCACGATCACTGGTCTGACGGCCAACACCAGCTACACTTTCGTGGTAGAGGTCATCGACCGGAATGGGACGGTATGCTATACATCTTCCAGCAAGTCAGCGAAAACATTAGGAATCTCCAAAGTCGGCAATTCGCCGGCCTTTACTTTAGGAAATCCTTTTGTTTTAGAAATTACAGGCTATGATGATGGCTTTACACATACGGCTGTGTTCAAAGTCGGATCATATTCATTCACCCGCACCGGTTTCCATCGCGGCAGCGTGACCATTACGCCGACGGAGACAGAGATTGACGCAATGTACGATGAATTTGTCACTAAAGATGATTTGGAGATGAGTATCACTCTGACCACGTACAGTGGAAGCTCCAGCATCGGATCCAGTACCGGGAAAGGTACGGTCCGGATCAACATTGAAGAAGCCAGACCTTTGGTCAATAGCTTCACATATGCGGATACCGTGTCTGCGTGTACATCGATTACTGGCAGCAACAAACATGTAATTCAGAATGCATCCGTCCTCCGGGTGTCATCGATTTCAGCGGCCGGCCGAAAAGGAGCCAGCATTGTTAAATATCAACTGGTCATCGGTGATCGGACGGTTGAGTCAACGACAACTACGATTATGGACACTGGTACTGTACCGTCAAATACCGGCGTGACGGTCAAGGCAATCGATAGCCGTGGTCTGGAAGGATCATTGACGATACCATTTGAGAAGTACTATGAGTATGATCAGCCTAGATTGAGTCAATTGGTGCCTCATCGACAAAATAGAATAGAAGATGCAGTATTGATCAATATGGTTGGCTCATTTGTACCAATCACGGTCAATGGATCAGCTAAAAATAATAGCTGCAAGGTGGAGTATGCTAAGAAAAAAACATCAGAAACATCTTTTGGCAGCTATTCGACAATTACGACATTCTATGGCGGCACGATCAATCGAGACCAAATTGTAGGAGACATGGATGCCGAATATTCATTTAATATCCGAATCCGACTGTCCGATGCATTGACCACTTCAATTTATGAGTGCACGATTGGTAAAGGCATCCCAGATTTGGTAATGGGAAAAAATCGAATTGGTTTCGGCCGAATTCCGGAACGTGAAAGTGCTGTTGAATCAGCCTGGCCAATCTATGTGTATGGTGATGTATATGCCGGCCCGAACGCCGATCAGAAGCTCGCGTATGCCTCTGACATTGAGGATACTGGCTGGATCGACTGTGAATACGGTTCTGGTTTTGAAAGATATTCAGATGCTCACGCTGGCCTTCAAGTGCGCCGGGAAGGATCTGATGTGAAATTAAGAGGATGCGTTCGTTGTTTGCAGAATACACCATCTGGCTCTGATGGTGAAGTCATCATTGGATACCTTCCAGAAGGGTTCGCGCCATCAGATTATGTAAATACGATTTGTCAAGGAAGCGGTATGAATCGTTTCATGTTACGTATTGAATCAAAAGGAACGATTGAAGTAAGCCGGTATGGAACCACAAGCATGATAGATATTCCAGCAAATGGCTGGTTAAACTGTTTTACATCTTGGTTTCTTGATAAGCCGGTTGCTGAGAAATATCTGACAGATGAATCTGGAAATCAATTAACAGATGAGAAAGGAAATTACCTGATTGGTTAGAAAGGAACTTTGGTATATGGCTGACAAAAAAATAACCGAACTTGAAGTGAGTCAAACGATATCACAAAGTGATAAAGTGATTGCTAATGTCGGTGGATCAGCAAAGCAAGTAGCTTTATCGACGCTTTTGGCACAAGCTGGGTCCGGGAGCACATTCATCATTGATATCGCTGGATGCTCTCTAAAGCCAAGTTATTCAGAAGTATGGGGGAATATTACAAAAGGAATGATACCGATACTTTACGACGGTACTACATACAGCGTGGGTCTGTACTTTGAATACTTAAATCCAGGCGTACGAGTCCATCATATTGGAAAGTCGGTTTGCGGTACTGCTGAACTGACGTATACGGAGTTTAAATGATGGTCGGTATTAAAATTGTTGGCGTCCATGAACGTGATCATATGATAGATTCGATGAATCGGCAACTGCAGCTTCCGGCCGGCGATATCATTTATGATGAAAGGCCAGGCGGTGGATATGCGTTCCCAATATTAAAAAAAGCATGGCTGGATCCATTTGCGGAAGGTGAGACGCATCGTGTCGTTTTGAATGACGATCTCGAGCTTTGTGATGACTTTATTAATATCTGTAACCAAATAGCTAAGGCACAACCAAATTCGATTGTGTCTTTTTTTTCAACATATTTTAACAGTTCATATTGTGATCAAGAAATCCAAAAGCTTCAAACACCTTATGTCAGGCATGATGTAGGTATTTACGGATGCGCGATCATGATGCCAAAAGACGTGGCAATTGAATGCATGGAATTTACCAGCATGAATTATCCGGATATCAAATTTGAGAGCAGGGCTTTTACTCAATTCGCCAGGGAAAAAGATATACCCATTATTACAACGCTGCCATGCTTGGTACAGCATATTGGAGATAGTAGCCTAGTTGATCGATCGCTGCCAATCAGACGTACAACGCGATTTGAAAAGTATCCGGAAGCAGATTGGAATAACAAGGAGGTGATCGAATTAAAGACGATGACGGAGATGACTCGGCCGATCATGCGGCCAATTAATTGGTAAGCCTCAGGATGGCATTAAACTCGACTAGAAAGGATGACTAATCATGGAAGAAAACAAAAATATTGAAACGACTAATGAACAAACAATTATTGAAGCTGAAGGAAAGGGAGTGACTGCTGGCACGATTGCACGAACAGTATGTTTGGTTTTGGCGTTGATCAACCAGCTTTTGGCTATCTTCGGTCGTGAATCTATCCCGATTGCGGATGACATGGTATACCAGGCGGTTTCCATCGGATTCACTGTTGTGACTGCGCTTATTACCTGGTGGAAGAATAACAGTTTCACTGCAGCAGCACAGGTCAGTGACAACATGATGAAGCAGTTGAAAGGAAAATAAGAAAGATGGAGATCTTTTTAGCGACACTCTCTGGATTCCTGCTGCCGGCGGCACTGTTTACATATAAAAATTATGTAAACGAGAAATCACGTCGCCAAAAGCTGGAAAAGGAGATCAAAAGAGATCAGGAGGAAAAGATGCGGACGCTGTGCAGTGGCGTCTGCATGCTGATCCGGATGTCAATCATCGACTACCATAAGAAGTATATACATCTAGGGAAAATTCCACTGTATGCAATTGAAAATGCGAAAACAATGTATGCGGTGTATAACACACTTACTGATGAAAATGGAATCCATGAAATGATGGAAGAGCTCGGGGAGCTCCCAATTGATAATTGAGGAGGAATTAATATGAAAAAAGGTCAAACAAGCATTACAGGTGGTATTCAAAATTTTCTTTGCCCTTTTACTGAAATTAGGGTAACGCAAGTTGAAAACGTTTATTCACATAAAGGGACAAAAGCAATCGATGTAGCAGCGAAAAAAGCAGGCACAAAAGCTGCCTACTATGCTCCGGCAGATATTAAGTGTGTAGCAGTCGTTCCTTCATATGGAGAAAGCCGTTGGCAGACGATAAACAAAGTACGTTGTCCGAACGGATATGTTGGCTATGTTACATTTGAAATTGCACATGATGATTCGTTCAATGCCTATGTTGGTATGACTTTAAAGCAGGGTGAACAGCTTGGTAACATGGGTACAAAATCGCCAAAAGGTAACGTGACTGGCGTACATTGTCATATCCAGTTTTCGCAGAGCAAAACAACGTCATTCATTGCAAATAAGTACGGCGTTTATGGTTTCCCGACAGAGGCGTATTGTGATGACGTGATGTTCATCGATGGAACAACAATCGTCGATACAGGAGCTGCCAAATGGAAATACGCACCGAAGGAAAGTGAATGTCCGTTTAAATCATCTGGAACTGTTGAAGCGACTGTGGATGGAATTCGTGTGCGCAATTCTGCATCTACATCAAAAGGAGATACCGGATCGAGATACAATAAAGGTATGACTTTAAACTATCAGAGCGTTGTATCTGCAGACGGATGGTACTGGGCTAAATACAAAAGCTATGATGGGGAAACTCATTACTGTGCTTTATGCAAAACAGATGGGTCCTCAAAATATTGGAAACAAAAGTAAGCTATCTTCGGATAGCTTCTTTTTTTTATGCCTAGAATATGCCGATTTTTTATAAAAAACTTATACAAATGATATGAATTTATATCAATTAAAACAAATTAAACACCGATAAATATGCATTTTTTAAAAGCTACATAAAATAAAAAAATACTTTTTTCGGATTCCCCTCATTTGCTCCAGTAAAAAGTAAAAGCCTTTAAACAAAGGCTTTTTTTATATTCGTTTTATCGAGCGCCTACATTGTGCGCCTACTTTTATATTGACTTTAGCATATATAAATGCAATTATTTGCATGTGGGGTGATATTTATGGCAGTTGTAAAAGAGAAAGGAAAATTTTATATAAAGGGAAAAATTTATTTGGAAACTGGCGTAAAAGAGTATCACAGAGTTGCTAGAGGCTGCAAAAATAAAAAAGAAGCACAAGAATTTGAAAGACTTTTTCGAAAGCAGTACCAAGATATACAGATATCTCTTGAAAAAAAGACTGTCCTGGAAGTTGCCGAAGAAATGTTTGTCGAAGAAGAACAAAATGGAGCAAAGGAGTCTACAATTCGTACAAACCGATATAATTTAACTAAAATCCCAAAGGGAGATCAAAATAGAAAAATAAATTTAACCAATCATGAACATCTGCAAAAAATAATTCGTGATATGGAATCTTCAGGTTTTTCAGAGAACTATGTATCTGCAGTATATTATTTGCTAAGAAAAATATTTAAATTTGCAATTTACAAAGGATACATTCAGATCAATCCGATGGATCGAGTTAAGATGCGAGTGAACAGCGAAAAAATAACGAGAGAGTTAAACTTTTGGGAGCCGGATCAGTTCGATTGTTTTATTTCATTTTGCAAGGAAAAAAATGTTGCTAAAGATCTGCTTACTTTTTATGTTTTTTCTTTCGGCATGGGAACGAGAAAAGGCGAAACTCTTGCATTGCAATGGAAAGATATTGATCTGATCAATCGAACTGTTTCTGTTTGTAAGACTGTTACGAAAAGTGGAGGGCAGCAGTCTTGGAAACTTACCAGTCCAAAATCGAAGAATAGTACACGAAACTTAACGATGCCGGAATTTGTCTATGATTATGTAAGTGAGTTATATGATGAGGAAAAGAAAATGCATGGTTTTGCATCTGACGCTTTTCTGTTCGGATTTTATAGGCCGTGGCCTTTAGATAAACCGCGGCGCCATTTACAGAAATTAATCAAAGAATATAATCAAGACGCAATTAATCCTCTTCCTATGCTTCGTATCCATGATTTCCGCCATAGCCATGCATCATATTTGATCAACAATATGAAGAATCAATATAACATCTATGACGTTGCTAAACGTTTAGGAGATACTGTTGACACTGTGCTTGATACTTACGCACACTGGTTCAAAGATGCGGATCGCAAAGTAGTCAACGCCATTGATCAACAAGTTAACACTTCAGACGCCTCCGGATCCAGCAGCTCTTATCTTGACGAACTAAAACAATTAAAAGAACTCCTGGATCTTGGTATACTAACTGATGATGAGTTTACTGCCAAGAAAAAACAGTTATTAGGTATTTAAAAACCACCGTATGGTGGTTTTTAATATAATATTTTTATAAGCATTTGCTTTACTGCGGCGTTGCCGTGAGCGTTTTTTTTACTGTTTGATTTCTGTTAATATCCAACTGCGCTTACGCCATATTCAGCCTGTTCTTCAGTGAAGCCTTCATATAACAACTGATCAATCAGTTCTTGTCTCGAAAAAGGCATAAGATCCAAATAACTTTGTGCAGCTATCTCTGCTTGTTCATTCCAATCAGCATCACAATTCTTTACTGCATAAGATATTTCGTCATCGCTATATCCTTCGCTTTCTAATTGATCCGATAATCCCTGTTCTGAAAAAGGCATAAGATCAAGATAATTTTGAGCAGCTTCTAATGCGTTGCTTTCTCCTAATGTTGGAAAATGCGTAGAGCCTAAATCAGAACCGCCTTCTTTTGCTGAATCATCAGAATTGTTGTTATTCTGTAAATAAGATTTATTTTCAAGAACTTCCTCATCAATATGTTCATTTAAATACCAGCTGAAATAGTTATAGATAGAATCAATATTGAGCCCAATTTCATTGAGATCCGATTCTAATGAGTCTTTATAAAGCTGAAGATGCAATTCTGAAGTAGGTTCGCAATTTTCATTTAGAGGTTCTTCATTAAGATAATCAATTCTACATCCATCATCACGGTATAGAATATATTTGAGAGAATCAGCGTCTTCGCTCACAGACAATTTGACGTCATTGTAGGCACCAGTATAGGAATCCTGCACGCGAAGTCCATTTGCCTGTCTATTTGCTCCATCTGCTGAGCATTTTTCAGAATAGTAAAATAAATAATCACCTGATGCTTCAACCCATGCGAGGCTATCATCACCGGAATCTACTAAATCCATGTTAATTTCATAATTATTTTCTAGAAGAATCCTTTCAACTTCACTTGGATCAAGAGTCTCTTCTTTTTCTGTGTTAGAGCTGCATCCAGAAGATCCAATAAGTAATAATCCAGAAATAAAAGCAATAAACAATTTTTTCATTTTCTTCTCCCTAATTTCGTTTATACTTTTCCCAACACTTTGCCTATACAACTGATAGATTCGCTAAAGGGAATAGGAGCATACTTAGGATTGTGACTAACCAGCACATTATGCCCTAGTTCTTTAACAAAAGCTTCTCCATCAATCATAAAGATACCAATTTCACCAATATTTACAGAAGGCTGCTTCTTGATCAGGAGTACATCCCTGTCTTTATAGGTCGGTTCCATGCTGTCCCCATTTACACCTACAGCAAAGTCAGCCTGCATGTTGATGTGGTTAGATTCAACCTCAATCATCTCTGGTGGAATGTCGTCAAATACATATTGACCAGTTCCGGCAGATACGATGCGACCATAATACGGAATTAACATTGGTGATTCAAGCTGAATGAATTCTGCCGCTTGCTCACTTTGTCGTTTAGATAATGTATCTAATAAAATATCTATCGCTTTCTTATCAAGTGAATCAAGAGAGCGATATTTTTGTATGTGATTTAATTCGTGTTCTGTCAAAGAAGATGAATTAGTGAAATACTGCTTTGGCATAATTTTTCCATAATATAGCGATTCACAATCTATTTTTAATCCATCACATATTTTTATTAGGCTTGTAATATTTGCTTTGTTTACCCCTCTTTTTAATACACCATCTAATGTGGTCCAAGGAAGATTAATCGCTTCGGTAAATTTTTTTAAGTTACCATATCTCTCCACGATTAATGCTTTTAAATCTTGTTCAATCATAATACACCTCTTTTCAATTCTAATTATATGTATTAAATCTTTTAAAATCAATAAACAATCACTAAAAATAAAGAAACGAAATATAATATTCAGTAATAAATCTCTAAAAATAGAGAATATTTTATTGACTATCTCTTAAAATAGTGATATTGTACAAGTGTAATCTCTAAAAAAGGAGAATTGAAGGGAGTGAATTTAAAATGTATCCAAATTTGGAAGCTGAAATGGCTAGAAAAAAAATGACCCGTGTAGAATTAGCAGAAATGCTAGGGATTACGCCAACCACTCTAGGTAACAAATTGAATGGCAAAACTACACTCTCATTGCCGGAGTGCTTGGCAATAAAAAAAATGCTTAAAATTTCTATACCAGTTGAAGAGCTTTTCAGAACGGAGTAGGAGGTGAAGATTAGTTAATGGAAATAGCTGAAATTACAGTTTATCGAAAAGGCACAAGGGAATTGATTACCCGAATTTTTGAGGATGAGAATGGAATCAAAGAAATCACAGATGATGATTATGTGGTTGATATCCAATTAAAAAGCTCGTCCGAAGACGAGCAGTAGATTTAGCCAAGATTATTCTTCTTGCTACTATCTGGATTACTTCTAATGAATTTAGTTCCATCAGAACGCTTTACACCATGATAACCTGGTACTTCACCTTTAATCGCCTTTTGGTAAGCTTGGTTATTTGTGTATGTGCGTCCGTTGATACTTACTCGACTATTTAATCCAGTAGAAGTTTCAAAAACAACCTTGACATTGGATTTGGCCATTCAATCACCTCACTTTCTATTATTTACATTTTATCACGGAGTGAGGGTTTTAAAGGAGGTGAATATATGGAACGATTCGTCAACGGGAAGGAATTTCAGCGCTTATTCAACGAAGCAAATCCGGATGGTCACATTGGTTATCCAAAGGCGCTGCAGTTGCTAAAAAAAATTAAAGAGATGCATGAAGATTGTCTTCTTCCATCTGAGAATGTCATACCAATGACTTGGGTTGAAGAAGCCCTTGGGAAAGGTGCATACATCCGGAAAAAGAAAAAGGTACTTCCCAGTCCACCAAACTAGCGAAAGTACCAAAGCGTCAATGGCTTAGATAAGCCGTCAATAGTATACCACAAATTTGATCGTTGTGCCATGTGGCGTTATCTCCACAAATTCCCCTTTGTAAAACTTTATATGTTCTTCTCATGATAATAGCAAACGTCTAGGAGGTAGCGCTTCACGGCACAATTGATCATAAAAAATTAGGGTAATGAAGTTTCTTCACGTATAAGAAATACGTAAAGAGAAAGAAGGTAAAAGTTTATGAACAAAAAAGCGGTAAAAGGTTATATGTATTTAGCACTGACTAGATCAGAAATTGATCGAGATACTGCATTATCTATCGTCAATGAATTCGAATTTATTTCGGAATGCATTTCTGAAGAAGAGGCAGAGAGATTTCTAGATGACGCTTATAAGGAGGCAGATCGCTATGAATAAGACGTTTTTTCGAAGTATGGCAGCCACGTCCTGCATGATGGCTCTTGCAGGATTAACGTGTGCAGCCATTACTGCTGGATTGTATTCTTCTGATCTGCAAATCAAGGAGCATCAGATAAGTGAACTGGAAAGAGCTTTGGATGTGATGGAAGAAGCAAATGAATCTTTAAAAAGCGAAAGCAAAGTTAAACAGGTTATGATTGATAACCTTGAATGGCAACTGGAAGAACTCAATTGAACTTCGCTTGGTGTGTTCCAGATTACTGCTTATGGATCTGACTGTATCGGATGTAGCGGCATTACAGCCAGCGGAACAACACCACAGATAAACAGGACCGTCGCTGTTGATCCGGAAGTGATACCAATCGGATCGGAAGTGATGATTGATGATCAGGTCTATATTGCGGAAGATACCGGTGGAGCAATTAAAGGTAATAAAATAGACCTCTTTGTTGGAACGGAAGCTGAATCAATCAGCTACGGCGTACAGCAACATGAGGTCTTTGTTAGACAAAAGGAAGAGGAGATGGAAAGGAAATGAGCGTAAAGATTAACCAGTTCGAACTAGAAAACGTAAAGCGAATAAAAGCGGTCAAAGTGGAGCTGTCAGAG